CAAGGGACACCGCCGGTGAGGTGTCTCGGAGCCCACAACATCTGAAATCCCCCTGGCGCAACGCCCGGGGCACCCTGAACGGCGCAATGCCGGAACGGAGCCGTCATGAACGAGCGACCCCCTGTGAGCCTGGGATCTGCCGGCGCGAAACTGTGGCGAGACATCGTCAAGGTTCACGAGATGGACCCGATGCAGCTGGTGCAGCTCGAGGAGGCGTGTCGCGCGAAGGACCGCCTCGACAAGCTGGACTCGATCCTGCGTGGCGACGTCGACGTGTGGTGCGAGCTCGTCCTGGACGTCAACACCGATCACACCTTCGACGTCCGTGTCACTACCGTCCTGACGCAGGCGAACGCGACGGCGAACCTGTTCAAGCAGCTGCTTGCCGCGCTTCGTCTCCCGGACACTGAGACGGGCAAGCGCCCGCAGGTCCGTTCCGCCCGTGGTGCCTACTCGCCGACGCCAGCCAGTCCCGGTACGGTCTCGTCGATCGACCGGGCTCGCGCTCGTCATGGCGCCTGAGTGGCGTCCTGCCTTCGACGGTCAGGTCTGCTCACTCGGTTATCTCGCTCTGGACTGGATCGCTGAGTACGAGTGCCATGGTCCTGGTGACGTCGAGGGCGATCCGATTGACTGGGGCACCGACCCTGAGGTCGAGGACTTCTACATCGCCGCCTACGAGCTTGACCCGGTCACCGGTCGACGCAAGAGGCAGCGTGCGGTCTACTCAGCGCCGAAAGGTCGCGCGAAGTCGGAGACTGCTGGCCTGCTCGGCGTGTTCGAGGCGCTCGGTCCGGCCCGCTGCGACGGCTTCGACACCAACGGCCAACCCGTAGGCCGCCCGGTTCGTTCCCCGTTCATCCGGGCGCTCGCGACCGAGGAGAAGCAGTCCGGGAACACGTTCCAGAACATCGCCTATATCATGGGCGAGTGGGGCCACGACATGCACCCGGAGATTTACGGTGGCGTGAAGGGCATCCGGGACTACCGGTCGGCGACGAACATCTACTTTCCCGATGGCGGCGAGGGCCGCTCGAGCTCGGCGGGTGCCGTGTCGAAGGATGGCGGCAAGGAGACGTTTCTCGTCCCTGACGAGGCTCACCTGTACGTCCTGCCCGAACTCCGGAGTATGTACGCGACGGCGATGCGGAACACGGGCAAGCGGAAGGCCGCTGATCCGTGGGCGCTGGTCACTACGACCGCCTGCCGACTCGGCGAACAGTCGATCTGGGAAGTCATCGAGAAGCAGTGGCGCAAGGGCGAACTCGGTCCTGAGTGGCTGATCCATCACCGTGAGGCCAAGGGCCGGATCGACATCACCGACCGCGAGCACACGATCAGGCAGCTGCGGTACGTGTACGGCTGCGCGATGGACCCGGAGACGGGCTGGATGGACCCGGCGACGGTCTACAGCCTCATGACGGACCCGAGCATCTGCCCCGACGAGCAGACAGCGGCCAGGTACTTCCTGAACCGGTCTATGGCCGGCTCGGACGCATGGATGGCGAGCGACACCTACGACCGCCAGATCCTCAAGGGCATCGTCGTGGCGCCGGGCACGGACATCACGACCGGCTTCGACGGGTCGCTGAACGACGACTCGACTGTGCTCCGTGGCTGTCGGATGTCGGATGGCTACCGGTTCACGCTCGGCATCTGGGAGCGGCCCGAAGGCGCCGCCGGCGTCGGATGGGAAGTCCCCCGCGCTGAGGTGCTCGACAGGGTTCGGTGGGCGAACCGCACGTTCAACGTGATCCGTGGCTACTACGACCCGCACGAGTGGCGTTCCGACATCGACACCCTCGCCGACGAACTCGGCGTAGACAAAGTCATCGCATGGGCTACGTCGCGCGACGTGCAGATGGCTGGCGCACTGGATCGGCTCGCAGCCGATATGCGCAACGGGTCCACATTCCATGACGACGACAAGCGGGTCGAGAACCACTACCGCAACGCCTACATCCGGCACCGCGGGTACCTGCGCCTGGTCCGCAAGGAATACCCGAACAGCCCCCGCAAGATCGACGGCGTTGTGACTGACGCGCTCGCCTACCAGGCCCGCGCCGACGCGCTGGCGGCCGGCTACGGAACGCAGAAGCCCACCTCGTACGCATACGTCTACTAGCCCCGAGAGGAGGTCTTCATGGGTTTCACGCCTACCGTAGCCGCCTACTGGGTAAACCGTCTCCACGATGAGATGACGATCCGGAATGGGCCCCTCGACAATCGGCCGTCCCTCGACAAGCGGGAGCGGTACTTCAACGGAGACCAGCCGCTGCAGTTCGCGTCTCAGGAGTGGCGTAACTTCCACAACGACCGGTTCCGGGGCTTCTCGGACAACTGGTGCGGTGTGGTCGGCTCGGCTGCCGCTGACCGGACCGAGGTCTTCGGCATTCGGCTGGGCGACGATCCTGCGGTGCAGTCGCCGGACGAGAAGGCCCTGTGGGATGACTGGGTGCGCGCTGGCGGCCCGGAGAAGTCCGACCAGGGGTATCTGTCGTCGGCGTACCTGTCGACGTCGTACGCGCTCGTCTGGGCCGATGCGGACGGCAACCCGACTCTGACGTGGCTGAACCCGGACACGACGATCGTGCATAACGACCCCGAGACCGGCGAGCCGGAATACGGCCTACGGGCGTGGGTCGACGATGATCTGACCGAGCATGCGACGCTGTACACGGCCGACGAGGTGTGGAAGTTCTCACGCAAGACGGTCGCGACCCGGCTCGCCGCCTCCGGGTTCATCCTGCCTTCGTCTGTGACGCTGCTGGCTGGTGGTTGGGGTCCTCGCGAGGGTGTCGACCCGTTCGTGGCGAACACGCTCGGCGTGCTCCCGCTGGTTGAGCATCCGAACCGGCCGTTGCTGTCGAGGGGTCCGATCTCGGACATCGACGGCACGATGGCGATGCAGGACGCGATCAATCTCATGTGGGCGTACCTGTTCGGTGCCGCCGACTACGCGGGCATGCCTGCGCGGGTAGTGTCCGGCGCCGAGCGTCCCGTGATGCCGATCCTTGACGCTGAGGGTCAGAAGATCGGTGAGAAGCCACTGGACCTCGAGGCGTTGACGCGTGGCCGGATGCTGTGGCTGACCGGCGAGAAGGCATCGACGTCCGAGTGGGCTGCGGCGCAGCTTGACGTGTTCACCAACGTTGTCGGCGTAGCCGTGAAGCACCTCGCGTCCCAGACTCAGACCCCGATCCACTACATCATGGGCGAACTCGGCAACGTGAACGGCGAGACTCTGACCGCGCTCGAGCTGCCGCTGGCGACGAAGGTCCGCAAGGGCCACAAGTCGCTGACCCGCCCCACGCGTGAGGTGTTCCGCCGGTTCGCGATCGTCCGTGAACAGGCCGCCGTCGCTGACGCGTGTCGTTCGGCCACCATCCAGTGGCGCAACCCGGAAACCATGTCGGATGCTCAGGTGTCGGACTCGGCGTCGAAGGATCGCGCGATCGGTTGGCCGCTGAGTGCGATCTTCGAGCGTCGCTACGGAATGAGCCAGCCGGAGATCGACCGGCTCATGGACCAGATCAAGGGCGAGGCGGACGATCCGCTGCTCCAGATGGCCCGCGACCTTGCCGGGTCCAGCCCGGCGATGACGTCGGGCGCGGTGGCTTCCGGTGGCGCTGCTACAGGCAACTGAAGCCCTTCACGCGGACGTCCGGCGTCGCTCCGTTGTGGCGATGCTGGTGGCCCGCCGCGAGTGGCTGAAGATCAACCCGAGCGGCGACTGGTTCGCGCAGTGGTCGAAGATGACGCCCCGTCTCGCGGCGGTTGTGTACGCCGCGCAGTTCGGAGCGGCAACGGATGGCGCGGCGGCTGTCGCAACCGCACTCGACGAGGCCGGGCACCCGGAGCGGCAGCTGACGAAGGTCCGCCCGGCAGCGTTTGCGGGATGGGTCAACCCGTCATGGCTACCCGACAAGGTTGTCCCGCTCAGCGACTTTCTCCTGACCCCGGTCAATACGGCACGGAACGCGATCGGCTCGCCGGTGGACATGCTGTCGTCCGGCGGGAAGATGCTCGAGTCGCTCGTTCAGTACGCAGTGGCTGACTCTTCGGCCCATGCGCAC